AATTTCCATCCGCAGGTTTTTTATTGCCTTGCGAGATACTTTTAAAAAAATGATCAAATCAACAATCGCTGCAGTAGCAGCATCTCCATTCCTATTCGCTGGTGCAGCTTTTGCTGGTCCATACGTTAACTTGGAAGCAACAGGTTCATATCCAGACGGAACATATACATCTGGTGGACTAGAAGCAGTAGTTGGATACGAAGGAGAGACACCAAACGGAATCGGTTGGTACGTATCTGGTGGTCCTACAGTGACTCACACAGAAACTACTGATGAGTTCGGAGACGTTGAACTAATAGGATACCTTGGCGGTTCTTATGATAAGTTCTACGGAGAAGTCTCTGGAGTAACAGCAGAAGATGACATTGACTGGTCTGCAAAAGCAGGTGTTAAGTTCACTTTCTAAATAGTCTCGGTTCGAGATGGATCAAGACCTCTACATAGTAGGGGTCTTTTTTATTCTATTACATTACTATGAATTTTACAATTTACACGAGATCAGGTTGTCCATACTGCACAAAAATTAAACAAGTCCTTGAAGGAAAACGATATAACTACAGAGAATATAAACTTGGGGTTGACTTTGAGAGAGAATCATTCTATACTCAGTTTGGAATGGGTTCTACCTTTCCTCAAGTAGTCTTGGGTGGCAACAACTTAGGTGGTTGTACTGAGACCGTAAAATACCTTCGTGAAAATAACTTGATCTGATGGAAGAGTTCTATACACTTGTCGATTGTGCTATTGATGCAGCGTTTGAAAAGAACATGTTTCTCTTCAAACCATACAACTATCTAATACACAGCAAGATCAAACGTGTAGAAATACAAGAATTTATTGATAGTCCAACTGCTAAAACATTAGCGTTGACTATTTCTGACCTTGATGCATACGTCAAGGGTGGATCTGATTCTTATCATCAACAACTTCGTGAAGCATATGGGCATCTTGGCAAACCAAAAGCAAGGAAAATTTCTAAGTACTTGTCACAGATTTTGATAGATGCTCGGCAATACGAATGGTATAAAAGACCAGGTCGTAGAAAAACTTCTAAATAAAGATAACTACGGAGGTCTACTATGCTATACGATTATTTGTTGATAGCGATAGCAGTTCTAGTTACTATCGGAGCATTTTTACTCGGTATAACTATTTCTTGGTTGGCAAAGGGTTACGTTGAAGATTTCATCGAAAACGCTGCCTATGCTAAATCAGTCTCCCATCCAGAAATGCTAGATGAGGATGGACAAATAGTTCATGATGAACTACTTTACCTTCGTGACATGATCGTCGAAGATGACGATGATGAAGAAGATTAAATTAATTGAATTTTATTATGCCTACAAAATCGGTTATGAATAGTAACCCTAGGTTACTAATTTCTGAAATCTTAAGAAAGATTTCTAACGCAAAGACTAAAAAGGAAAAGGTTGACTTGTTTAAAAAACACAACACTCCTGCATTACGTCAATTAATGATCATCAACTTTGATGAGAGTATCTTATCAGAACTCCCAGAAGGTGATGTTCCTTATACACCAAATGATGCACCAGTTGGTACAGACCATACCAGATTAGAGCAAGAGTATAGAGGACTCTATAGGTTCTTCAAAGGTGGTGATTCTAGAATCAAATCTTTGAAAAGAGAAACTATGTTTGTTCAATTACTTGAAGGTCTATCTGCTGAAGAAGCAGAACTTCTTGTTCTTGTAAAAGATGGTAGACTCAATGAAAAGTATAAGAGAATTACTAAAGCAGTAGTCTCTGAAGCATTCCCTTCAATAGAATGGGGAGGTCGCAGTTGACAGGTATCAAAATCCTCAAACAAAATTGCGATCCTAAAGATGCTGAAGATAAATCGCTACCATACACTGCCTTTCTTGTTGAGTATAAACAAGATGGTAAACCTGTGTATGATATTGCGATTGGAAATAAATCAGTAGACCTTTTTGATTATTATTATGATCTTTATAAAAAAGATTTTGTAAAATTCACACAATCAAAAGGTATAATTAATCCTAAATTATGGAACGATCCAACTCAACCCAAGAAACAGAAACGCAAGACAAGATGACTATGTTCCTTAACAGGACAAAGGAACAGAAGGCAGCAATGAAAAAGCAAAAGGATGAAGAAGCATACAAGGCAGCATCTAATGTGTTAGGTGTGTTTGTCAAACCTCTCATTCTTATGCTATTATGGAATTGGTTAATGCCAGGTCTTTTTGGTTTAGCGACTATTGGTTATCTAAAAGCAGTTGCCCTATACTTAATTTCTAGAATTTTATTTGCATCATCTAATGAATAATGTATCTCTGATCTCCGTCACTCCTGACGCTGAAAAGACTATTGGTTATATCGCAAGGGTCTCAAACCCTAAGAATCAAGAGAACCCTAAGGTTGAGGGTCTTCTTAAGTATTGTATAAAACATGGGCATTGGAGCGTCTTTGAACAGGCATCCATGACACTTCAGATTGAAACTACCAGAGGTATTGCTGCTCAAGTTTTAAGACATAGATCATTTACATATCAGGAATTTTCTCAGAGATATGCTGACTCTTCAATGCTTGCTGAAGAAATTCCTATGTTTGAATTACGTCGTCAGGATGAAAAGAATAGACAGAATAGTATTGATGATGTTGATGACTTTACAAAACAAGAGTTTGATATTAGAATAAAGAAACACTTTGAAAATAGTATGCAACTCTACAAACAGTTGCTTAAACAAGGTATTGCTAAAGAGTGTGCGAGGTTCGTACTCCCTCTAGCAACTCCTACTCGTCTTTACATGACGGGTTCTTTACGTTCTTGGATTCATTATATTGATCTACGTTCTGCACATGGAACTCAAAAAGAACACATGGACATTGCTAATGGTTCTAAACAAATCTTTGTCGAGCAATTCCCAACTATCTCAACCGCATTGGAGTGGATTTAACATGCCTGTATACCCTGTAATAAATAAAAATACTCAAGAGAAAAAAGAACTCAACATGAGCATGAAAGATTATGATCAGTGGAGGAAAGACAATCCCGATTGGGATAAAGATTGGAACGCAGGTGTTGCAGGTAAAACATATGGGACACCTAAAATGGATGATGGATTTAAAGAAGTAATGTCTAAAGTCCAAGCAGCACATCCTGGTTCAAACTTGAGTCGTTTCACTTAAATTATGGCAAGAGCACGCAAAGGCACAAACTCTCCTAAAACTTATCCTAACGGTATGTCAAGGAAACAAATGAAAAGAAAGAAACCTATTGATTCTTCTTACATGACAGAGATCAAACCTCTGACAGATAATCAGAAGGTTGCTTTTGAGCAGCATGAATTAGGTAAGAACCTATTACTTCATGGTGCTGCAGGTACGGGTAAAACTTTCATCACTTTGTATCTTGCTTTACAACAAGTGCTTGACGAGAACTCACCATATGATAAGATATACATTGTAAGGTCACTCGTGCCTACTCGTGAGATTGGTTTCCTACCAGGTGACCATGAAGATAAGTCTGCACTGTATCAGATTCCTTACAAGAATATGGTTAGGTATATGTTTAGTATGCCTGATGATAATTCATTTGACATGCTTTATGACAACCTCAGAGCACAAGAAACTATTAGTTTCTGGTCTACAAGTTTTATTCGCGGTGTTACCCTTGATAATTCTATTGTTATTGTAGACGAGTTTAGTAATCTAAACTTCCACGAACTTGATTCTATGATCACTCGTATTGGAGAGGATAGTAAGATCATGTTCTGTGGTGATATAACTCAAACTGATTTAACAAGAGAGAATGATAAGAATGGTATATCAGATTTTATTAAAATCTTACAGAACATGGAAGATTTTTCTTGTATAGAATTTGGTATCGATGATATTGTTCGTTCTGGTTTAGTCAAGTCATACCTCATCGCAAAATACAATTTAGGATTATAAATGTTTAATTTTATTAATGTTGATGTCAATGAAATTGATGTCGAACCTGTGAATAAAGATGGAGTAAGATTCTATCCAATTCCTGGTGCTGATAAATATTATCCAAGCGTGACCTCAATCACATCTTTCAAGAACGCACAATTCTTTAAGGATTGGAGAAATAAAATTGGTGAAAACGAGGCTAATCGTATCACTGCTCGTGCCACTCAACGCGGTACAGCATTTCATAACCTTGCTGAAGATTATTTCAAAGGTGAATTAAACACTGACACATACTTGGAAAATAATCCATTATCTGTTAGAATGTTTCAAGCAGCAAAATCTACACTGAACAAAATAGATAATATCTATTGTCTAGAGACCTTTCTCTATTCACATTATCTTGGTTTGGCAGGTCGAGTGGATTGTATTGCTGAGTTCAATGGCGAGTTAGCAGTGATAGATTTCAAAACTTCTACTAAAGAAAAAAAAGAGGAATACATCGAAAATTATTTTGTCCAAGAGACTGCGTATGCAGCGATGTTCCTCGAACGATCAGGAATTGAGGTAAAAAAAATTGTCACACTTATCGCCACTGAAGAAGGATCTATACAAGTATTTGAGAAGTACAATCTTGATGACTATCTACAATTACTTAAAACCTACATCGAAGAATTTGTTAGGGGAAGAAATGCCTAAAGAAACTAAAAATCTAGAGGATAAATTTCTAACCGCTAGTAAATTCTCTACTGAGATTGAAAGGTTAGTAAAAAATAGTAATGGACTCATTACTTACATCGAAGCGGTAGTTACTTACTGCCAAGAGAATGAAATTGAAGTGGAAACAGTTCCTAAATTAATTTCAAAACCATTAAAAGAACGTCTGCGACATGAAGCACAACGTTTGAATTATATGAAACAATCATCTAAAGGAGTTTTACCATTGTGACAGGGTTTGAAGTGTATAAAATGTATCTTGCATTAAAAAATCACTTCACCAAAGATAAGTATGATTATCAAAAATACAATGGCAAAGTATCTGCTAGTGAAAAATCATTTGAAGAAAGACGTGACCGTTTCTTCTTTAAAAAGTTAGCGACAAAGTATTCTGAGAGAGATGTCTTAGGATATTTCGTCGCTAATTTTATCAATGATCCTAAAGGATACATTGGTTCATTTAGTAGGGATGTCTACACTAAATGGAAGATACATCAAGAGTCTTTTACTTATAAATTTAAACAAGATGTTAATGTTTTATTAGAAGAAACAGATAACAACTTTGATAATATATTTTTTACTGAAGGACAACACCCACCATTGCTGAAAAGATATTATGCAGGTGAAGTTAATTTAGAAACTTTGGTTATATTTGAACACTGTTTAGGTTATATTGATAACCTAGATAAAGTAATCAAAGATCCGATCTGGAAAGATACAAAGAAAAAGATTAAAAAGTATCAACCATTTCTAGATATTGATTGTAAAAAATATAAGACAGTAATTTTAGAAACAATTAAAGTAAAGTTATGAGTACATTCTTTCAATCAGATCAAGTTCAAAGTAATTTGCAAGATATATTCAACACCTATCAGGAGATTGCTGTCATGTCTCAACACCTTCCTGAGATGAGTAAGGAACAAAGGTTAGAACATATAGAAGATTGTAAATATTTAATTGGTAAACAAAAAATATTTTATACAAGACTTTCTCTTGCTGCTACTACAGGTGATGCTGAAGCAGCAGATATGAAGACTAGAATTAATTCTTTGTCTCAAGCATTTGGATTTAAAGATCTAATGGATTGTATGGATACCATGATCAAAACATTGGAAGACGCAGCAAAAAAAGATGGGGATATTGACAGAGCCTAAATAGTGTGCTACGATTACACAGTAGCTTTAATACAACTAATACGGAGAATACAATTATGTCTTTCGCATCACTAAAAAAAGCATCTAAGGCAGGTGGAACCTTGTCTAAGTTGACACAAGAGATCGAAAAACTAAACCAACCTCAGAGTGGAGGAGGTGCTGATGAGCGTCTTTGGAAACCTGAGTTGGACAAGTCTGGTAACGGTTATGCTGTTATTAGATTCCTTCCTGCACCAGATGGTGAGGAAATGCCTTGGGCAAAGATCTGGAGTCATGCCTTCAAAGGTCCTGGTGGACAATGGTACATCGAGAACTCTCTTACTACTATTGGTAAGGATGATCCCGTTGGAGAATTGAACAGGGAACTTTGGAACAGTGGCAAAGAGTCGGACAAAAACATTGCTCGTGCTCAGAAACGTAAGTTATCTTACTACAGCAACATCTATGTTGTATCTGATCCTGCACACCCAGAAAATGAAGGAAAAGTATTCCTTTATAAGTATGGTAAAAAGATATTTGACAAACTCGTTGAAGCAATGCAACCTGCATTTGCTGATGAGACACCTATCGATCCTTTCAATTTCTGGAAGGGTGCTGACTTCAAATTGAAGATACGCAAGGTAGATGGTTACTGGAACTATGACAAGTCTGAATTCGCACAACCTAATACATTAGGTGACTTCGATGATGATCGTCTAGAACAGATTTGGAAAGAGGGATACTCTCTTGCTGAGTTTGAAGATGCTAAAAACTTTAAGACATATGAAAAACTTAAAGGACGTTTAGATCTAGTCTTAGGTAAAACAAATCCTACAGTTAAGTTTGATGCTGAAACTCTTGAGGAGGAAAGTCCTCTAGAAGATTTAAGTGAAGGCAAGAACTGGGGTAAAGAAGTATCTGACTTTCGAGAGAAAGCAGTTGCTGCCTCTCCTTTAGAGGATGAAGAGGATACGATGTCTTACTTCGCAAAACTTGCCGAAGAGGACTAATTATAAACTGGCACAAGGGGAGTGGCACTCACTCCCTTTTTTGCTATAATATAACTATAGACAAAAGTTTCCCATGAAAGCAACACTAGCAGCAATTTTACTCCTATCATCTGTTCCTGTAAATGCAACAGAAAGTATTGGAGATCGTAGTAATCGTGAAGCATATCAACAGCAGAGGTTGTTTGATTCTCAATCAGGTTATGCTTATGAAAATAACTGTTTCCGTTACGAGTATCGTGAAGAGTATGTTCCTGGTACATCAAGATCACCAGGTTATGTAAGAACCTACAATGAAAAGGTAAGAATCCCTTGCGGATATGATCATGCATACAGACCTTCTCATTCAAGTCCTTGGAGAACTCCTTCACCTGATGGAAATGAATGTGGTGATGGTAAGATCGCTGGTGCATTGGTAGGTGGCGGTGCTGCTGCAGCAATGTCAAGAGGTGATGGTAGATGGTGGGCAATTCCACTAGGTGTTTTAGTAGGTAGTACTGTAGGGTGTGACATGGCAGGAGGGTAATGGTAGAGTTAATAAAAGAATTCCCCCTTAGTGACATCGGAGGTCAAATGACGGAAGAGAGAATCCGTAAAGTAGCATATACTAAAGCAGAAGTAGATGTAATTGTTGCAATGGCTGTTGAAAAAGCAGTTGATGAAGCAAGAAAAATTGATGAAGCATCTAT